ACGCTCACGGTTGGTCTTCGTGCCGGGGTTACCCCAGAAGCGGTAACGATCCAGTTGGACGGTTTGACCAGGCTGTTTGGTGAAGTCGTGGACGACCACAGGCTCGCAAGCCATTTCCACGATATAAGCCGGATGGGGACGGTACAGCTCCGCGCCCAGCAGCTTAGGGAAGTCGTTATCAATAAACATGTTGGTTTCTCAGCATAGGAAAAGCTGATACCTGGGGCCAATTGACCCCAAACTCAACAGCCAAAGCTGTTAAACTCTGGAACTGTTGGTTCCATTGAAAAAATTATAGCAATCCTTTATCAATCTGGATTATTAAGTTTCCGGATTAATCATCTGAGGATAAGTATAGCCACCGAGCATATTACCGGCTGAATACATCATTGGGGCCATGGTGCCCATTGCATGCAGTGGATTCACATAACCATCACCCGGCTGCATGTCAATCTGAGCGGCTTGAATCTCAGGATCAATTGCCCCGCCACCAGCTGCTTTCATCGCCATCAGAGCCCCAGCAGCTTGGGCTTCCGCATTCTTTTTATGGTCAGCCGATTTTTTTACGGCTTTCTTAGCTTTAGCGTTGTCCATCAGCGGCGGCCTTTTTTCTGCGGCATGGGGGGTTGAATGCCCATCGGCAATTGACCGGTGAGCGGCATAAATTGAGACATCATGTATTGCTCGTTCATGATGGCTTGGTTCTGCGTCATTTCAGCAGCTTTTTGGAACTGCGGCGCAAGCAAACCATTTCGAGGCAAAGGAGAACCTGGAAGATTTAATTTCAGGTAAGCAGCATCTAAATCTGCTGGCATCCGAGGTTGAACTGCATTGGGGTCACCAATTACAGGAGCAGAAGTAGCGCGGATTGCAGCATATTCATCGATATTCCCGGATTGTACTTGCCGGGCAGTATCACCTGCACCAAACATAACAAGTCCTGGAGAACCAATTGGACCGCCTGCAGTCCCGATGTTAGCGAGAAACTGAGCGGCTCTATCCCCAGCACTTGCTTTTTTTGATGCCATAATTAATCCTTTTTGAATAAAAAAGGGGCAGCGTCTGCTACCCCTTATTTTACATTTACTGTATTAACGGAATCACTCCATCACCAAAAGCTTTTGACGGAACACCTCGGGGTTGGCTTGGGCAGCGTTCAGATAACGCCAGGCGTTGCCAGGATCACGCTCGGCCAGAGAGCCGAAGCTGTTCCAGAAGTCAATCGGGTTGCCCTGGGCTTGAGGCTGAGGGGGAACTGGCATCTCAGGGCGCTGAGGAGCAACCGGACGCTGGAACTGTTGGCCCACGGCTTGGCCCTGGGGACGACCATAACCAATCTCCTCATCGGGGATCGGATAGGGACCGTTCTCACCGAAGAACTCACAAGTGTAATCAGCAAGCACGTCAGGATCAGTCAGGATGGTCTCATAAGCTTTGTGCTCATTCGACAGTTCCTGGAGTAGATTGACAGCTTCAATCAGTTGATTGTTGGTGGTGATCAGCGCGTCTTCCAGCTGACAAGAGTAGTTATTGAGGATCGCCGGAACGTCGGGACCGAAGTAATCAATAACTTCAAGACTTGCGTCGCTTACCCCGTTGGCCTTCAGTTGCTGGGGGCTGATTTCCAGCGAAGTTTGGGAAGAGGCGTTGGAGTAGGCCTGGTTGTTGTTGATCCCAGGCATATAGGTCGGCATCCCCGCGTTGCTGTATTGGGGAGCCTGCTGGGAAGCGAAGTTGGCCGGATCGAGCTGCGGGCTCAGAGTCGATTGTTGACCCTGGAAGGGGAATTGCACGGGCGAACTCAGGAGCCCCACCACCCGGTTGAACGCCTCCTTGTAAGGGTTCTCCGCTTGTTGGGGCGCCTGGGGTGCTTGGGGGTACGACGCCGTAGGGACGAATGGGTAAGCGCTCACCCCCATCTGGGCCTGCATTTGCGGGGCTGGGGCCGCCATCTGCTGGTAAGGCGCCACCCATTGGGAAGTCGTTGAAACCGCTGGCGCTTGAGCCGCCGTCTGCGCCACCGGAGCCCCGTAACTGATCGGCTGGGTCGGGGATACTTGGGGTGCCGATTGGGTCGGCATTGCGGTATCGGCCTGCATAGGTTACCTCTTTTTGTAGGCTTTCGAGAGTTCGGTAAAGGAAGGGAGTGAGATCAAGTCTCGGATCCGCAGCCATCGGTAAATTCGGTTGCTGCGGATGTGGTGTCCGCATTTCTTGATTGATTAGATCAATAAATACGGAGTAGGCCCTCTGTACTTCCCCCACCATTCGGAATGGGAAACCGGAGAGCATGCTCGCGATTTCGTCATCCGTTTTTGAAGGGAATAAATACTTCAGTGCTTCAATGCTATCAACACCTAACTCTTGGAGGTTGCGGGTAAAGATAGATTGGTTTAATTTGTCCTGTGAACTATCCTCATAAACCGGCCCCATCCAGCGCCAATCAACCGTTCGATCCCCATCAGGCGCTAATCCAAGAACACCATCAGGAATCTCTTTGGTCTCAATAGCCTGATCAATAGCCTTCTGTAACTTTTTCTCATAATTTGATTTCTGTTTATCATATTTTTGTTTTGCAACTTCATCATTCGGATCCTCTGGAGGAACTGGATATTTAATGCCAGATGCAAACGCTAAAGACTTACGGAAGATCTGCTCTTCCTGGAAGATCATTAACTCAAAGCATTTGCAAATGCCGTATGTATACAGCATCAAACATTTTTTCTTTGCAGTAGCACTTACACGTCCATAAGCGGATTTGATCTCCGTAGCAGTTACGTTAGTAATACTAAGGTCGTCGATACCGCCCAACGCCAGCCGGATCTCACTACGGAGTTGTTCGGAGTATCGAGCCTGATCAGTACTTACTGCATTTGGAGTAATAAAACCGACACGATCTGTTGGCTCCAGGTTGGCGATCACGCGGGGCACACGCATGCCACTACCTGGACGGCCGATATAACCAGGGGGGTTTCGAGTGATGTTGTCCTGTTTATAAGTAGAACTGGACAAGAAGAAATCTGATTTAAAACCAGATTCACTAGCAATGCTGGGCCGCTGGGCAGGATCAGTGTCGTTACTCTCTACAATATCTTGCTTGGGACGAGATGATAAGAGGGTGGGATTGCCGAAAAACGACAAGTTTGCCCGGATATTTTTGACCATCTCATCGTGGGCAATGATTTGATTGGAAATCCAATCAAATTCACCGCTCCCATCAGTACCAAAAGCATCCGGATTATTTAGAACCTCAACACACGGAATAAACTCCATTGTGTTGACGACGGTCTTTTTATCAAAAATTCCGTACTCCAGTGAAGGCATATCAAAAGAGATTTCCTGCTCACTGTGGAACTCTTCAATTTCTGAGGCTGTAATCCTCAGACGCATATACCGTTTATCTGTACTAAGACCGACTCCCTGAAAACCCTTACTAGATTTAACCTTGTAAGGATAAATAATGATCACCTCTTCCAGATCACCTTCTGGGGAGTAATAAGTGCGATACGAATCTTTGTCGAACCAGTAGAGACGATAGGTTTTTTTGGTAGGGCGAATATAAAAAAGGCCTTTGCCGTACGTCAGGAACCGATCCCAGATCGAATCCAAACGAGCATCTAGTTTATTGAACTTGATGACCTGCTGAATGAAATCAAACCGCTGGGTGCCAAAATTATCTTGAGACGGATAAAACTCTACACCCTGCCGGATGCCAAACATCCTGAGCTGAGCAAGATGCGCATTCACCAGCATGGTATCGGCAGCACCAGTACCATCGCGGGTGATAACTGCCTTGAGGATAGCGTCGAGTGCTGATTTAGGACTATCGCTCATGAGTTAGATGACTTCAAGATTATTCTTCAATATCGTAGCCAGCAGCAATGCGTTTGAGTGTAGTTGTGTCGTCCTCAACTTCAACGTCAAAACGTTCGTTCGGTTGAAGGGCCATATCGTGGCACAGTTCGTCGGGGAGAGGGATTACTGCGGAGCCGTAGGCGTCCTGCTCAAGCTCAATAGTGTAGTAGCTGGTGGACATTGGAAAAGGATTCTCCTAGTTTAGGTCCAAAATACTTTATCCCTATTTACTCCTAAATTTAAAACTCGAGCTCCAGTTTGCCTCTGGTCATAAGTCCATTGCAGAGCCAAACCAAGGCGTCAACCGCGTCATCATGGGAGCTTACCCCAAAATTGACGATTTCATCTGTTAACGCAGTAAACCTTCGATATTTGTTAAAAATGATTTTTCGTTGTTCAAATAAGCCCATGATTCCACGGAAGCGGGCAACTTTATCCCCACGGAACCCTTTAATGGCGTGCCAATTCATGTTGTACAGACCGTGGTCTCCCAAGCAAATTCGCTTAAAGTCTGCCTCCAGGGAGGCCTGGTAAGCCACAGCTTCAGACCAGATGTCGATGTTGGAGCCTGTCGGGAAGTAGCGGTCATTGTCTTTATGGACAACACCCCATTCCTCCATCATTTCCATGAGGGCTTCTAATTTCTCTAAGTTGCCCATAATTCTGATCCGTTTACAGTCAATGATGTGGATCTTTTGCCCCACTCGACCTCCCATCACAAAAACGGTATAGTCATTCTGCTCTCGAATACCTGCGGACAAATCAACGCCCACCCCAAGCGAATCAAACTGTGTACCAATCGTACCCTTGACGATCAAATCAGGCGATAATGACAACTCACTGGTTTGGACAATTTGATTCTGATACTGAAAGCTGAAAGCAATTGGGGCTTGTCGACGACGATCTTGTAAATACTCCAAGGACCAGAGCGCGGGCCAATATGAGATCTCTTCACCCTCTGAATCAACAGTGATCGCAGATTGAACAAGTTGAACCCAATCGTTGGTGGGGGTAAAGGTACTGTTGTGAATATCGTCGTGGCGAAAACGAGTTCCCAAACAAATTGCACGGCCGCCTTCAAACATTGTCGGAACAATAACTGAGTTCCAGTTATCCTCCATAGCTGCACGAATGTCGCGGTTTTTAATATCATCGGCAGATTTAATAGCGTCATCAATAATACAAAGGTGTGAACGCTTCGATGTCACAGCACCTTTCAAACCAGCGCAACAAACAGTAAACTCTTCTTCACCCGTCGATTTAATTCCAGCAAACTTCCAATCAATACTCCAGTATTCGTTTGAATTAATACCTTTGGCAATTTTTACTGTTGGGAAAACCTCGGAATATGTTTTACTCTCTTCAATGATACGTTTGATTGCTGCGCTTTTAGGACGCGCCACATCAACCGTATACGAAATATAAAGAATCTTGAGAGGTTTTTTTGCTAAGGCGTGAATGCCAATTGCCCAAGCGGTAAACAAACCTAATACCGTTGATTTGGCCGAACCGCGAGGAGCGAGAATATCAACATTCGGACCGGCAATTCCAACCAGGCATTCACTGTCTTCTCCAGTACAAAGATATTGATGCCACTCTTTATGGTGTGCGGCGGGTGGTTTATCTCCTACAACCTCACAAAAATATCCAAAATCCGTACGGGCCCGATTGACATCGATAGTTGAAGATTGCTTTACAACCCGCTTTTGAGCTGCGGCTCTAGCCGTGCGCCGATAAACGCTATAAAGATTGGTGCCTGCCATGCCCGTAGCATAGCGTACTAATTTTTAAGATTCTTCCTGGAGAATCTTTGTCCAAACACCCATCGATGCTTCTTGTAATGGGCCCTCAATGGGATCATCTCGGAAAATTGATAACATCTCACGCAAAGCACGATCTGCACCGGCCAAAATTAATCCCTGCTTATCTAGAAGAATTTTTTCATCATTTAATTGTTTAATCGCTCCACGCAATTCTTTTTGTAACATTGCGATACGCGCAGTTCCCATATCTTGTTTAACCATTCCCATATCAATCGCATCTCTTAATTTCCCAATGTCTTGCTGCATGGCTCCAATCTCTATCTCAAGAAGACCATTAAAATCTTGTTTTTTGTATTCTTTTTTAGACCATTCATCGCATTCAACAATGGTACCTGTAAACCCGAGAAAACGGGAATACAGGTACATCTGAATTGGAGAATTAGTACGTTTACAGAATGTTAGAAAGGATTCTCGGTCTTTATCAGTTAAACCTTGAATCCATTCATTCATGATCGGTACTGGCGCTGAGCCTGCTCGTAATCTCTCTGCTCTTTATAGCGCCTAAACATCTCTTGTTGCAAGTCTGTCAGACGTTGTTGTTCGCCAGTTGTTGTAATGCCAGCCCGTTGCTCAACCCCAGTGGCGGCAATACCTAACCTTTCCTGAGCACCTGTAGCAGCAATACCGAGTCGCTGCTGCTCACCAGTTAGTCCAATTTGACGTTCTTGGCCAGAAAGGAGTTGGGCTTGAGTCAGGCGTTGCTGCTCACCGGTTGCCCCGATGCTCAGACGCTCTTGAGCACCACGGGTTTCTGCAGTTGCTCGCTCTTGGGCACCCGCTGTCTCTAGACCATAGCGATATTGCGCACCAGTAGCGGCAATACCTAACCGCTCTTGTTCGCCGC